ACTCATACTATAATGTAATGCACAATTTAACGGATTTCTATGTAATGCCTTTAACCATTCGTTCTTCTTTCTCCAATAATTCATTCTAATTACTAAATCATGGTAAGTGAGTTTCTTATTCTTTTTTGTTTTATATTTATGTAAAGCTTGAATTGCATTCGTAACTACGAAATTAACTCCTTTTTCATGTTTATGTATTGATTCTATAATACTATTGTCCATTTTCTTAATAGTATAATAATAACTGTTATAGTCCATAATAATCCTCCTGTTGTTTTATTATCGCTATATTGATCTAGCGCTCTAGTGCGCAAGTGCTATTTTGCTGGTTTACAAGTATAGATAGTCTAGAAATATTCCAAAACGTATTTTATTTTAAGATTTATATAATGTGTGATATACGTCACACTCATTTATCCCAGCTCTTCTTTCACGGCAAAGCGTAGTTCATATGCTCTTGGTGCCTTTTCACTAAACTTAACCGTATCACTTATTAGCCTCACCTTATAGAATCGTGGTGTTGTACTATCACTATTAAATGAAATCCAAAATGGCCATTTCTGTCCACCAATCAAATCAAAGAAATCCTCAAACTCTTGTCGTTGTGATAATAATAACCTACTCCAGGTCATAGTAAATATTCTACGAGATTTATGTAGTTCTGTTGAGAACTGGTTACCACCTATTGCTTCCTGTACATTTACTCCATCATATTCTATGCTCTCGTTCCAAGTATTCACATCTGGATTAAAAGGAGTATCAAACCTATGGCACATACCAATCTCACCAATCAAAGCATTTTCATTATATACTGCACTATGACTCCTATCAAAGTCCAGTAACCACTCCTTCTGCACCAATCCAGAGCCCGTGGCGTTAAGAACTGTGAACCCATCTTCCTTAAATGATACTTTAGAACTTGCCATCGTGGCTGCAGATAAACTACCACTCCTATTGCCTTCATAGGCAGTGTCTAAATGCATTAGTTTAGATGTACCATATTCTACCTCTACTCTCATAACTCTACTATCATTTCCCTTGATATGGGCAGTTTCTAAATTATGATTATCAATGATTACAGAATTAACACCAACACTCGGCCAATCAGCCAAGTCCATCTCTATTTCAGGATCTATATTTAATGCATCAATTCCTATCGTTAATTGTGGAGCACTCCTACCATCTACTAAATCAAAGTGAGGTGCAGTAGTTCCACCATAACTTCCTGTTGCAGGAACTATACTGGACGAAGGATTCGTAGCCTTATTCCCATATGCTAAGTTTAAGCTTGCATACATACTAATTTTGGTTGGGTCTATGCTAGTTGCCATTATTTATTCTCCTTATATATAAATATCTTCATTATTTTATATTCCTAAAATTGCTATTACCGCCAATCCCATCATCGCTTATAGGTACGACGTGTTCATATGGCAGAAAAGTGTTGGAATTAAACGGTAATAGCGTATAAACGTTTTGTGTATATTCTATACACGTTATGTGTATATTCATTAACTTACCTCCTGGGCTTCAAAATTAAGGACACCAGGACTTCTCTGTATAGTTGTAATCATAAAATATCTGTTAGACCAGTTTGTACCAAATGGTTTTAAGTGCATATTATCATTATCAAATAAAAGAATATCACCCGTTTCTAATCCATAGTATCTCTTATTAACTATCTCACCACTCACTTCAAGTTTTATATCACCGAATAGTTGATCGTAATATCTAATGAAATTATCATTTGGATTACCAGTAGATGCATTTACACTCCCACTTGTTATAGTTGATGCCCCGTCTACTAGCATTTCTAACTTTATTTCTTTAATACCTTCTTTGGCCTTTATATTCCAAGTATCTCGTGTAGCGGAGTTCGTCGCCGTCACATTACCTAAATATGAATTTCTTGCCGGGTGTTTTCTAAATCTAATCACTCTTTTAGTAAGTAAATCACCGAACTTACTATTATTCAACTTAAACTTTGATATATCATTTTTAGTCAATGTAGCATCAGCATCAGATGCACTATAACTATCTTTTACTGTTATATATCTAGCCCCATTAGGCCTTAACTTAAAGATAAATCCACCTTCATATTGTAGTTTATCTAATGTTTTCTTTAATGGCTTCGGTTCTAATGCAAAGTATCTAGCTTTCCAATTCCTTCTTGCACTATTACTACCACTCCAATCTAATATCTCTGTATCAGCTCTATCATATCCAGCAAATCTATTTAACATATCTCTATGTATCTCCGTTACTCTGGATGCTGATATTGCACTTGAACCTGAAAAGGATTGTAACATACCATCAGCCCCACTATATAATAACTTTAAGTCATTTATTCTTTTATTATGTGAATCAGGCTCACTAGCATTTGGTTTAACTGTAGCATATACATATAATTCATTTATTGCAACTTGTCCGTCTGCATCTCCAGTTTGTTCACTTGATACTTCCACCTCACCAATTAACTCTATTGGGTCAATACCACCAGCCGAACCCGTATGGGATATTTCTAATGTTCCAATAGAAGATGTAACAGCTGTTATTTCCACATAAGGATTACCTACCTTATCCGTAATTCTAGCAGCAACACTTTCATAGTTATTCGCTTCGGTTACTTGTAATTTATATCTTATATGTACTTTAACTTTGGAAACAAACCCGTCAGGTTGTTTCATATTAACCATAAATCTTTTATTTACTTGCTGTTCATCAGGGTCTCCAGGTTCACCAGATGCACCTACATTCATCAATCCTGTGCTTGAACTATAATGTGAAAAATCTGTATCTATGTAATTAGAAAACAATGGAGTATTAAACTCATTTGTATCGTGTTCTTCTAAATCGTTCCATCTAAATCCTCGTTCTAATGATGAAGATACATTTATAGCCTGTCCTTGTTCGTATGGAACTGTAGTTTCATTAACGGGATATAAAGGAACAAATACATCAATATTCTTCTCGTAAAAGTGTAAGTTGGCTTCAATAGGGTTAGTATCGTCTCTTTGATTACTAGCTGTACTAAATCCCGTTCCATAATGTAATAACCCTTTAATATTATCACCAATCACCTCACTTACAGGTACAGGAAATACACTTGCAGAATTACAGAATTGAGGGCCTGAACCAGAGTCAATAGGTTCAGATACTTCCCTTGTAAAATTCCCATATGCAACTGGGAAATATCTATTTGTTCCAATAGATTTATTTGATGGAAAATCAATAAAGTCCCACGGCCGTTGTTGCACTAATAATAAAGTAACTTTATTTGCATCGTGTTTTACATCAATCAATCTATAATCATCTAAATGCAAGCAATCATCTATATCAGAAGCATTAGATAGACAAGAAAATATTTTAGCACTTTGATTTAGATAATAATTACCACTACCAAATAACTCTGATGAAAGTGTGAAATCACTTGAAGAAATAGGAAAGTTAGCAATAGATAAAGATATAGATGATTGTTTTGCTGAAGATTTTGCTAAATCAATAGATTCTCTAATCGTAGGAGTGTTTAATATAGCTCCGTGATAGAATTGACTACTTACTGTCTTATCGTTAAATGCTAATCCAATAGAAACATCATCGGAACCAGATTTGTATAATTGTATTAAATAATCTTCTGTTATTGCTGATATTTTGGATGCTGATGCATAATTGCCAGGTAGTGTAAGAGACACAGGTTATGCCTCCTCATATCGGAATTTCCGAGTTCTGTGATTCTCCATTCTATCAAAGAACTCATCAAAGGAAACTAAAAAGTTATTATTTACCGTTTGGGCTCCTTGTTGGGTGATTTGTCCTGTTTCATTAATTCTTCTGGCTGTCTCTACCCCAATAGAAGATACAGCATGTCTATTTAGGACAAACTCTCCTGGTTCTAACATAGTTGGTTGTGTATCACCTAACATAGTTCCTTCTACCACTCCCCCAAACTGTTTGCCTGGAAGTTTTTGTGAAGAAATCAATGCTACATTTGCTAAACCAGAGGCTAATGTTATTCCAGCCGCAATCAGATTAGCAGGATATGGTAAGGTGGTTAATGCTTTAGTATAGGCCTGATAAGAGTTTATTAAACCTGATGCGATAGCCGCTGCTTTACCAATATTAAATAATACTCTGGACTGTTTCCCCCCTATTTGAGCAACTTGCATAAATGTACTACCAAGTTCATTCAATGCTGATTTAGAATGGAACACCGAAGCACCTATAACTTCTCCAAGAGAAACAGATGCATTACTAACTTCATCAACTTTAGGAACGACAACAGCTGCTATCTCACCAAGTTCTTCCATTGGAGTACCTAATTTTGCTCTAATAATATCTGGTTCAGGTAAATCTACCGAGACCGCTTCCGCTAATGTTTGTACCCCGTCTTTTGTAGAATTAATAGCCACTCCACTACTTAACATTCTTGCTTCAAACTCAAGGAACGATTGTTCTGCTTTATCTACTTCTTCTCGTAATCCACCTATCTCTGTAGATAATTCAACTGTTTTATTTAACATATCAACTGCAGTAATCCAGTTGTCTTTACGCGTTTTCTCTAATAATGCTTCAGCTGAAGCTAATTCAATTTCTTTCTCAATTAACTCGGTGGTTATATCAGCAAACTCTAATCTTTTCTTTAATAATACATCTTCTGCCGCTGCCAACTTTATTTTCATACTAAAAGCTTTGTTAGCTTCTTTAATAGCATTTTCTAAATCTTCAAATGTAGCCTTCTCAAGGTCTAAATTAGATAAATACTCACCATATTTATCTTGTAATGTTGCAATAGTTTTATTTCTAGTGTCCTGATGAATATTTGTTTTCTGTAATACTTTCATCAAACTAGTAAATTCTAAACGTTCTTCTTTTAATTTCTTTACATCATCTATCGCGATGAACTCTCGTAATTTATCTGCCCATTTACCTATACCACTTACAACATTTTTCATCATAGGTAGTAATCTATCACCAAGTGCTGCCGTCAATCTACTAACACTATCACCCATATTAGATAACTGCCCATCAAAGGTTTTAGCTAATAACGCAGTAGAACCAGCAATCTTTCCTGCTGGGTCTTCTATACTATCTAACATAGCCTTTCTAAACTCTGGTAATGATAGTTTTGTTAAATCATCTATACCAGTTTTCATTTGGATAAGAGATAATACACCTCTTTCTCTTAATACATCAGCTGCACCTGCACCCGCTGCAAAAGCCCTACCAAATGCTGCTGATGCTTCAACTATACCAATCCCCATAAAAGCAGCCAAATCAGCAATAGATTTAGTAGTTTTTGAGGCATCTGCTCCAAATGCTTCTAATGTTGCACCAGCCTCCACTACTGCCTTTAATGCAAATGGAGTTGTTGCTGCAATCTTATTCAGTTCCTTAAATAACTTTGTTCCTTCTTTAACACTACCACGAATAGCAACCAACCGAGTTTTTAATGTCTCAAACTCTGCTGCTGTTTTTACTGCACTTTGAGCAACCTTAAATAACCCAACGGCTACAGCACCTAATGCTGCAGGCCCTGCTAATCTTCTAGCCGTTTGTGCAATACTACCAAGTTTCTTATCAACTTTGTCTGTATCACGGACAGTTTTATCAGCACCTTTGGTCTTATATAATATCTCAAATACTTCTCTTGGCATTATTAACTCCTGGCTATTGTGGCCCTCATACGAGCATTACTTACAGCTCTCTTATGAGAATATTGGTCACATGCGGACATTTCCCTATCTATATATTGTAAATATCTCAATTCTCTATCATCTCCAGTAAACGGTTTTCCATATTTAGTAACAGCAGACCATAAGTTGGCCCAGTCATTATACGATTCACTCCAAAGTGCTTTAGGGTTAGCAAAGAAAGGAACTTGCATATATAAAGCTTCACCAACGGTAGTTTTCGTATCTAGTGACTCATTTACAATGCGCACCACTTCATCTCTAACTTCTCGTTTAGTATATTTAACCACCCTGTTTAAGGTAGGGGATTGAGCTTCATAGGTGTATAATACTTTCTCGGGATATGGTGTCTTTGGAAATCCAAAATATAAACACCACACCGCAAGAGCTAATCCCCAGGTGTAAAAGTCGGTATATCCAGATACTCTAATGTTATTTCATTTAGAATATCTAAGGCATCAACATCTTCAAACTCATTAAACACTTTATCAGGATTATCAAATGCTACATCTGCAGCAAATCCTAACATCTGTCTGGTTTTCTCATTAGCTCTATTACCCTCTTTACCAAGTTCTAAAATTAAATCTTCCCAGATTCCCTTTAGCCTCTGTTTATCAGAAAAGGTAATAGGCTTAACATAGAAATCTCCGTGAAGAGTTTTAACATCTATGGTTTTTTCAGCCATTATATCTCCTAACTAACAGTTATGCTGTATAAGTTTTGTCCTGATCCGTCAGCCGTACCTTCAAATGGTATATCCACGAATACGCCTTCTTCATCAAAAGATTTTGCATATCCAGTATATACTGCTTGAGGAATACTGATTGTTACATCTTGTCCCCCAAATGCTATAGCTTTACTAGTGCCCTTAAAAAATGAACTTAACACACCAGCGGTTGCTTCATCAGAATTATTATCATACTTAACGCTAACTGAACCACCACACGTGTATTCACCTGCTCTGGAATATACTTCCGCTCCACCATCATTAGTATTAAATCCGTGTCTACTTCCTGGATAGCCTAAGCTTAATTCCATAGAACGAATAACTACATCATTCCCACCAACAGTTTTGGTAGGTTGTGCTGTAAATACTGGTTGAAATGAACTCGTAGTTGCGATTTCGCTAATTGTAAGTCCGTGAGCACCAATAGTAGGTTTATACCCACTATAAAATGTTCCACCAACTCGTAATCTGCCACCATCACCAGCTATATCCCAAGTAAGATTTAAGTTTGTTAGCATGCAACTATGTAATGTTCTTGCATTAGCTGCTATGGGGTCTGCTACCACTACCGTAAATAGGTTAGCGTTTGCACTTGCACTTACATAAGTGGAAGGTGTAAAATCACCAGCTACCGTATAAGCTGAACTAGCATCTTCACTAATGCCTTGCATTAGATGCTTTAATGCTGTTCCGTCATTAACCACCCATTCAAAGTCAGCAGTGTAAAAAGACCCAGATTGTGTTGCAAAATGATCGCTACCGCGTTTCATCTGCTGACCAATTCTTTTGGTTCTGTCTTGTACCACATTATCCCAACTAATATCTATGGGCTCATTCAAGTCCAAAATAGCAGCTTGGCGTTCGCTTGTTTCAGCTTCACCCATACTGCCCGTTTGAGCCAATAAAATTACCTGATATTGATGAGGACTATTAACTTGTCCTGTTATAGCCATATTTATGCTCCTTGTTTATTATTAATGTCCACGATCTTTACGATCATACATGAACTCAAGGTCAGATGATAAGATTTCTTCTTTCGTCAATTCATCTGGCATTGGTTCTTTCTTCTTTTTCCGTTTTTTGGAAACTTTTTCTACACAATCACTTATTTTATCGGCAACATCTTTATCAATGTCCACCTCTTTTCCTGCAAGTAATGCGTAATACTTTTCTTTACCTAGACCCTGATACTTACTATCAGTACCTAGCTTCTCAAACTTTTCCTTAAATGCTTTATATTTCATTCCTATA